TGTCTTCCCGGTGGCTTGGGGAGATTCAAACTCCCGTAGATCGTAAATAGGAATAGAACCAATTGACGCCAAGTTGGTGCTATCTGGAGAAGCAATACTTGTGCGATAGGCCGCAGCGGTGTTATCGCCGCGGTATCGAGTCATCTCCAACGCTAATTCTTCTCGCATCTTAAGTCCTTACCCTTCTTGGGTTTGTGCTTCTTGGGCTTGCGCTTGAGCTTGGGCGCGCTTGTCGCGCTTCACGTCTGAAACCCGCGGTGGTACTTCGTGTTGGATAATACCTTCCACTTGGCCGGTTAGCCCTTCGATGGTATTAACCCACCGCACATAAGACTTCAGTTGAATGGCGCCCTTATTAGGGTGACATTCTTTTAGATCCTGCTTTAATTGCTTAAGGGTTTCTAGCATCGCTTCAAGGGTCTTATGAGTGGTAAAGGTCATGTTTTGCTCCCTGTGCATTGTATGGTAGCACAAGGTCTTACGGGTATTAGAGCAAATGCGGGGGAATAGATACAGGCGGCCTGGGTTGGGGAGTGGCGCCTGTATCTACAAAGGCGCTGGTGGCGCAGACACCAAAAGAACAAGGCCCTGAGGTTTGATCCTCAGGACCTTGTGTTTCAAGCGGGAGTTGTCAGGAGGTGATTAGATCACGCCCTTGTGGAGTTTAGCCATGCCATCCTCACCGGCTACCTCTACCGTGTACTCTCCCAGAAGAATTCCGCGACTTGAGTCCCCCGTTGTCGCAACAGGCTTGAACTGGAACGACCGACCCGAAAGAGGAAGAACCTTGACCCGGGCGGGCTCAAGCACAACCGCCGAGTTGGCAGGCATCCAGCGGTTCAGGTGAACCTCGAACGACCCGAAGGCGTTCTCGTAAGTCATGATGTTCTGCCGGAACGCGGGATCGGGCTGCTGAACCTGGATACGGCTGTTGTTGTAGCTGTCAATCTCCAGTTTCCAGTTAGCGTCAGCCAGAATCACGCCACGGCCGCTCTTGAACCCACCACGCACCCACGCCGCCTTGATAGCCGCGTCTAGCGCCGCCTGGGTTAGCGAACCAACCGAGGTGACGTTGGTGGTGATCTGGTTTAGAACGCCGTTAAAGGTCCGGTAGGCCGAGGCCGAGCCGAGGGTGTTACCGAACGACTTGCCGCGGATTACCGCCTTCTCTAGGTCACGTAGCAGTTCACGCATACGAAGTTGGCGCTGGTAATCGAACTCGCTCGAAATACCACCTAGCTTCCGGGTCGCCTCAACGGTGCCCGAAACAATTACGTCGGTCTTGAAGATCTGGCAGTAGTTGGTCTTGCGAACGCGGGCCAGGCTGTAATCGCCGCTGACATCCGCACCCTCAAGCTCCGCAGTCGAAAGGACTTCCACGGTCACGCCAGCGCCGTAAGAGGTAGCCGAGGTGCTCGCCTGCGCCCGGCGGAAAGATACGTCGTCGCCGCTGACCGCGGTTACCTGCACGTACTCACCGAAAGGCATGACGAGGACCATACCCACCTGTAGGGCGTGGGCAACGGTGTTACCGGAGCCGTCGTGAATAGTTACCGACGAAACCGCAGTGGTCGAACCGACCGCAGTCGAGGTAACTACCGAGTTAGGCCGGAGCTTGTCCTCTAGCCACTCGTGCAGCACGTTATATGCTGGCTGCATGGGAGCCGACAGCATATTTAGGAAGTCGGTTTCACTGGGAGAAATCAGCGTTACAAGGTCGCTGACATCCTCCGCGATTTCGGAGAAAACGCCCGAATCATATAGGGCCTTGCCGCTGAATACCATTCTTTACTCCTCGAAAACTACTTAGTAGTTTTCGCCAGTTCTCCCATCAGAGCCCGCAACTCGCGCTGCTTTGCCTGATATTGGGTAATCAAGTGAGGATCGGACCCACGCCGGGCCTCGCTTGCCTTCCTTAGATTAGATAGTTCGGTCTCTAATTGTTCAACTTGCTTTTGGATGCGGGACTTTCCTACCGGGGCAGAGCCCGATGTACCGCTACCGCCAGCGCGTAGAGCCGGGGGCTTGAGTTCGGGTGGTAGTTCAAATTCGACGCCTTCGCGGATCGGAATTACCCGACCGTCTAGGGTCTTATACATCCACTCGTTCTCAACCTCATCCTCAATGATTTGATTCTGAAAGTAACGTACCGCTAGAGTCTTGTTGTTAACTCCAACAGCGTCAAGGGCCTCACTAAGCAGCCGATCCCGCTCATTTAGGCGATGGCGGTACTCGGCCTCCTCACGGGCCTTCTTTTCCTTAGTTAGCGCCTCTTGGTATTCCGCTTCCTTTTGGGCGAAGCGCTTTTCCATGAGTTCCAACTTAACGGCTAGCGCGTCACGCTCATCGGCCGAGGCGGCAGGTGTCTCTCCCTTGGCAGGAGCCTTAGTTGCCGCTAGAAGATCTTCGAGTTGCTTTTTCAGCTTGTCGTTCTCTTCCTTTTGGGCTTTAAGGGCCTTCTCGTGCTTGAGGCGCATTTCCTTTTGCCGGCGGTCCGATTCCTTCTGAAGTTTCTCGACTTCAGGGTTTACAGGAGCCTCAGCGGGCGCCTCATCTTCAGTTACAACAACGGTTGGTTCGTCAGCCATGATTTACTTCTCCCCTAATTAGGGCTTAGGTTGCCCGCCCGAGATTTGGGTTATTCCTGGTCCTCGGTATCCATTTCACCGGTGTCCTCGCCGGTTTCATCCTCTTCAGGTTCCTCGTCTTCCTGAGTCGAAGGGGCTAACTCCTCAGGTTGACTTCCGCGGATCATTGAATCAAAAGTGGGCTTCGGTTCGGCCTCGTCAATTTCTTCCTCCATTTGCACTCGCATGTGGGTAGGAAGTTTAGCAAAGACCTTTTTGATAACCCGCTTTTCGAGTTCTTTGATCCCTGTTTCTGTTGTAAGTGCTTGCCGGCCAATGTTCAAGCCCTGAAGTTCGGCTAGTAAATCATCTACGCCGAACTCTCTTGGATAGGCGACAGAGCCGGTGAACTCAACACCGAAATACTTGGCAACTAACCTGTGGATCTCAAACTCTGCTGATTCAAGGGCTTCTGCCCGGTTTGAGAGGGTTTGGTTGGTTTCGTTAAACTCAAAAGCATAGGCAATGCCGGAGGTGGCCTGGCGCACGTCCTTCATGCCAGTTGGGCCTTTGAGTTTCGCTAGCCGCAAAATATCTTCAATATGGAACTGAATCCACTCGCGAATCAGTTTGAGCGGAGTGTCGCCTGGAATTAGATAGGCCGGAGGTTTTGTGCCGGAAGCGTATTCCAGCACGTTGTGGTGGCTTAATTCCGGCTTCATATCCTCACCGTCAGATTCCATGGTGAGAATATTTAGGCAGCGCTCAAAAATCTCTTCGTCGCCTAGGCTTGACCAGTTGAGAATGGCTACGTTGATGTCGGCGATATCACTTATTGGTGAAACCCCATACCAAGGGTGTCGAGACTGTTTAGTAAAGCGGCAAATGACAAGCGGAACTTCACCTAAAGTATTAGTCCCCTGCCGGGTTGCTTCTGCCTTCTCTTGTCCTGGCTTGCCTGAGATATCAAACACCTGCCAGGAGTCTTTGGACCAGATAATGACGGATCTTGGGTTTTCCTCTAGTTCTCCGTCCCAGGTGCGCTTCTGGCTGCGGCCTATGCAGACCTTGACCCACTCAAAGCGTCCGAAGTCGTCTAGTTCCCAATCTAGAATTTGGTGGGCGTGCAATAGGGTTAGATAGGGCCTGACATCGCCTGAAATGCGGTCCCGCTCCGAAATAACAGGCATCTCTGTCAGGTCGGGCGCATCAACTAAGATCCCTACGTGGCCTTCAACTTGGGTGTACTTGCAGACTTCCATCATGAATTCCTTCATAGAGGAACCCCGGAAGTCCACGTTCTTATAAAACTTGTCAGTGAATATGTGGTCTACGTTCTCCCCTCGGAAATAGTCCACTGGAGAGGCGTAAATGTAGGAAGTGAATAGATCTACTACCGACCGAACGTAGTTGTTGTAATAGCCGCGCTCGACGCGCTTCTTCCAACTCGACATCGTTTCGCGGAGGTGGCGTTGAATGAACCGGTAGATATCTTTCGACTCATACAAATCGAGATATTTGGTCCAAAACTCTACTTCTGCGTCATAGGTCGGATGCCGGCTCAGTAGTTTCTTGGCTAAGTCTGCGGCATACTTCCGCGAGTGATTGTCGCCTTCAATGCGCTGTTCAAGATCTAGTCCAGCATTTGACGGAACGGCTCCTGTGATCGAACCAAGGGCCGAACGCTCTAAACTGTCTTCTCCGTAAACGCTTACCACTAAAGGTTTAGATTACCACGCCGGAAAGATTATTTCCCGTCGAAATTGAACTTACCTTTGAAGGCGTCATAGAGGTAATCAATTGCCTTGTCGGCGCCGAACATAATCAGGCGGTCAGTTATCGCGTCAGGGCCCGGAGAATCCGTTTGGGCCAATACTTCCTCAAGGATACTAAGCGCTTCCTTTTTCTTATCTGCCCCCGACCAGTCTTCAAATTGCCCTACGTAAGTCATGGCGGCAGTAAGGACTTCCCAAGCGTCCTTAATTTGAACGCCGTCCTCAAACTTAGCCAAAATGTCCTTTACCAACTGCTCTCGGCGCTCATCTTGGCTCATTTTAGATCCCTGCAATTCCTTTAAGACCTGCTCTGGCGAAGGCGCCGAGAAAGGAACCAAGGGTTTCTCCGACCCTTTTAACTCCTTCCCAAAAAGCCTGCTGGGCCTTAACCGCTACCTGCTTGGTTGCGAACTTACCGGCTAATTCAAAATCCTTGACCGTGGACATTACCAGCGCCATTTGACGGTCTACATCTTGTCCAGTTAGTTTCTTGGCGGTCAATTCGCCTACACGGAGAGCTAATTTCTCTAGGTCGTCTTTGGTTTCCTGGGGAACAGAATCCCACTCGTCCTTCAATTGCTCTTTAACTTGGGCAAGAATGTCCTTACCCATTTGAGAGCCCATTAAAACGAAATCGTGTGGGTCCATTAGTCGCCCTGCTTTTCTGATTCAACGAGTTCTTTGGCCTTCTTCAGGCGGAACTCCCAAGAATTGAGTTTGCGTTCCCAATCCTCAACCTCTTTTGGATCCTGCAAAGTGAGTCCGGGCTCGTACTTCAGCCAAGCACGGATTTGGGGGGCGACGACATCAAACGTGTTCTGATCTTGGTCTACGTACTGCTCTTGGAGGCTGCCACAGGCAGTCAGCAGCAGCAAGAATAATACCGCTAAGTGCTTCATATGGCTTATCCTACCGGAAATACAGAATTGAGTTAGATTCCCTCAATTGTGTAGGACCGATATTTGGTTAAGCCCTTAGTCTTCCAAGAGTAAAGCGCGTAACGCAGTGCGTCAGGACCGTCATCGTGAATCTTGATTGGCTTACTAGAGACTGGTTTTCCATCCAGTCCGGTGGGATAGGAGTACATCCCTAACTGCTTGATGAGTTCCAGACAGGGCCGGAAGCGGTCTGTCTCGGCGCCCCAAACGTAAATCATGGGCTCCTCTTTAGGGAGGGTGCCACGCATTAGCGTCTGGATGTGGTTAATGCCCATTTCTAGGTCTTTGTTGGCGGTTACTACTTTGACGCCTAACTCGCGCAGTTCTCTGCGATCTTGGGCGTCCCAGTCGCTAAATATTGCTTCTCCGGCACGCCAAAATGGACTGCTCTTAATTGCTTGGGCATGTTCCCGCAGAGTGGCGCCCCGAGAGAAGTACTCGTGGAACACCAACCAAGCGCCGTTATAGGGCAACTGGCAGCACTTCAGATAGACGTAGGGGTGATCTTGGGTAGCGCCGAAGTCCATACCAGAGACGATTTGCCAGGTCGCCTGGGGAACCCGATGGCCAGTCATCTGCTCTAGCCGCTCTGGGCCGATAACGTGCTTAGAGGGCTCGAACATGGAGTACACAAGTCGCTCACGACTTGGACGTTTGTTCTCCCACTCAGTCTCAAATTTGGACCGGTCTAGTAATTGGGCTGAGGAAATGAAGTCGTCAATAGGAAAGAACCCTTGTGATTCGTGGGCTCGGCCTTGGCAGAATTCAAATATTGGGCAGTCTCCATGTACTGGATCGCCAATGCACTTCCTCGGGCACGGCTCTAGAACATCCCAAATGTTCCATTCATAAACTGCAATTGATTTCGCACTGGCCTGGTCAAGCAACTTCTGCATCGACCCGTTTTCTACTTGCCGGGTCGATGTGAATACGTTTTGGGCCCTAATGTAGTTCTTACTATCGGACCTACCTTTAGACCTAGCCATCGAAAGGCCGGTTTGCAGCGTTTCCCACTCCAGCAGGTCAATCTCGTCTAGTCGCGCCTTTTGGGGGTGAGGAGACCGGAGGCCCTTTTCGGTGGCTACGATAATTGATTGGACGGACCCGTTGTCGAATCCGGCTTCCTGCTTGTTTTCTTTGGCCTTAAATGACCGGCCTGTGACGTTTCGGTACTTCTCGTCAAACCGCACAAACCAGGGCATGTTAATGAACTCAATGAAATACTTGTAGCACTGAGTGGCCTGCGTCAGTACGGCACCAGCGCTAGCAATCTCGCAGCCGGGCTTGAACAGCATATCTAGGAAGTTAAGGATTGCTACGTCATAAGTATTGTGGGTGGGAATCAGGTTCCGACCTAGCAAATAAAGGTGCGAGGGATGGTCTATCCCAATGCAACGCACCGGTACTGATTCCGCCAATTCAATTCTTACAATAGTATGACGCGCCCCTGGAACTGCTGGAAGTTGCCCAACTGCCGCAATTAACTCGTCAGTTACCTCTCCAAGTGGCATAGTGAATCTACCACCAACCCTGAACATGGCTTCCGTAAGCCAATTACAATACGGAGCCCCGTCTCGGGAGGCAA